CACTACGCTCAAGATAAATGCCAGTTGCGGCTGTGGTGCTGGTTTGTTTTAGGTTAATACCATTGGATGCGTCAGTCGAACCACTACTGAGGTCTGCCGTTCCAACATAAAGTCGCCCACGGGGGTCTGTATAACCAAGACCTAAAAACCCAGAACTGTTAAACCGAGCCGCCTCTGCCCCACCCTCTGTAAAGGCTATGGTGTCAGCAGCAGGGGAGAAGATACCTGTGTTGGTATCGCCTGTGAAGGTGATGGATGGGGCCGCAGAAGTGCCTGCGGAAAAGATAACGGCAGTGTTTGCGGTAAGCGTACTATTAAGCGTGACCGTATCGGTACTAGCATCGCCTATTGTGGCGTTTCCTGTGACCGTCAGCGTTACCACATTGGCCGTAGTAGCCTTTAGGTTAGCCAATGTCTCAGAGCCGCTATTAAGGCCGTTTACGGCATTGGACAGGGTGTTGAAGTTAGCGTCTAGTTGCGACAAAGGAATAGCCGCTGTAGCATTAGCAAACGTATTGGGTATAGTTACGGGAAGTGCCATTTAGAACCTCGCTCTTAATTCATGTTCAAGTTGGAAGCCGTTGATCGTAAACGGCTGTGTGTCACCAGTTAAAGTAATTCCAAGATATTTTCCATACATTTTGGCATCAGACCGGTACAGATAGTAGGTATTACCGCCGGTTATAGAGTTAGACAGCCAGCCAATCTGTGTGCCGCTAGTGTTAATCCAAGGAATTATAGAATTAACATTATTCGTCCAGTCGATAGAGTTTTGGAACTGGATTGGCGGAGAAACCTGATTTTCAGAATCAATGTAGCAGTCAAAATTGGCAAAGCCAGCCGTTAAAGTAGCCTCAATACCAACCTTTAATGCTTGTTTATCCCGAATAGGATCGCCCATAGGCCATAGGGCCGACATTATTTCCCAATCAATTCCTGTCGTATCATCTTGATAAAATTTAATTAAATTTTGTCCAGTTGTTCCATACATTATGATATTGCCAGAAATCACTGCCGAGGCTGTGCGTGTTATGTTATTTCCTTGGCTAGTAAAAAACCACTTACGGTCAAAGAAAACTGCCTGTATTTTGCGTGGTGTTACAGAGCCATTGGTAACTTCGTTATAAGTAAAAGTCCAACAGGCACACAGAATGTTGTTAAGCAAGACCTGACCAGCCGTTATGGGCTTGGTAAAATCTATGTCTGGAAAGATTCCATCTATGTCATCGCTGATTTTAGAAGTTGTAGCACCCACTAGGGCGTAGATCCCGTAGCGATTCATAAACAACATGGATCGAAAATACGGAAAAATAGCGTACTTGAAATTAGAACCAATAGATGCCGATACGTTGGTATTGGTAAATATTGTCTCACCTGTTGTACTATTTACCCGTACATCAGAAAACACGTTAATGCTATCTTCACCGTAAATATACAGGAAGTTGTTTGCCGCAACAATTACGGCAATGTCGGTTCTTAGCGTTGAGTCGGTAAGCGTAATGAATCCGCTAGATACCGATATAAAGTCATTGTAGGTGTCAGCAGCAGAGTAGTACACCGTGCGACCATCAGCAATCCAAGTACGACCACTGAAAGTAGCAATAGAACTGCCATTTTGACTAAAAAGAGTACAAGTGACATTAGCGCCAGCACCGTTGCCTCCTGTATCTGTGATCGTGACTGTAGGTGCAGATGTGTAGCCACTTCCGGCCTCCGTAACAATAATTTGAGATACGGTATTGCCAACTAATATTACTTCTCCCGTAGCCGTAACACCGCCAGTCTCTCCGGGCGTTCCAAAGGTAACGGTAGGGGCAACATAATTAGCGCCACCATTATTGACGGTTACCGTGCCAATGCTACCAATGCTAACAAGGTTTGTTCCGTCCCAAGTTTTATAGCCTTTGGCAGGATCAATAATTAGGATTCTTTCGTTTTTCCACTGCACAATCTGTACGTCAGCATTGGAAAATGTATTGGCAGCGGCTAGGTTGCCTTGAGTATTAGTCTCAATATTGACGTACTGAGCGCTTCCGTTTTCTTGGAAGGCAAACATAAACTCAGTATTATTGATGTTTGCCGATGCCATATACGTGACCGTATTGGCAAAAGACACGTTAGCCACGTTTTGTGGCGAGTTAATAATCTTAATATTGCCGTAACCAATGGGCTGAGTATTCTCAAGCCAAGCAAACTCGCCCTCACCAATGGCAGTGCGGTTGTTTTTGACGTTTACGCCCTTGAAATCCTTGCTTACAAAGTATGATTTCTTTTGCTCGACAGTTGCCATTTAGTACCCCGATTGGTACACAGATGGCAATCGGCGTGTGAATGTGCTGTTTAACGCACCAAGGATTTGCTTCGTGTACTCTTGCTTGAAGATTTCCGATTCACCGTAGGACTGCTCTTGGTACTTGGCTTTGTGCGCCGCGTAGTACGCGACTGCTTCGTAGAACGGGCTTTGGATATCGGTGTCGGACTGCGACCCAGTGACAAGAGGTGACGGAAGAACGACAGTATCCAGTTCGATTTCATATACTTGATCCGGTTTTGGCCCTATGTAAATTGTCTTGGCACCATAAATGGAAAAGCCTATGGGCCTGCCATTGTAGTTTTGCCAGAAACGTAATTGGGCGTTAAAGTCCGTCCAAGCCATGTAATACATAGGCCAACGACTATCGCCCCAGTAAAGGTTGATATTAAGAATATCAATCGTATTATTGCCCTGCGGCAAATCTAAGTAGTCGATGGTTTCATCGCCTACCGTCAAAGTATAGTTTTGTAATATCCTCCTACACCCAGAATCTTGCACGGTATGACCCCGCGCATCGTTGATGTAGTCGGTTAGTTCTGAGTCAGTCCAAAAGTTGCCATTAACGTCATGCAGCAACCGCCGTGTTTCGGTGATGTAGTCTGATAAGGTTGGCATAAGCCCTCATTACTGTAACTGTTGGACTTTTGCCACACCTTTGCTTTCGGGTTTTGCAACCCTTGGCATTGGTGCGGCTACTCGTTCCACCACCGGGGCTGTCAAGTGGACTTTCTTTGCAGGCTCGTTAGAAAATGAAAAATCAGCCAAACGCTCTTTTGCGCGGGGCAAGTCTGTATTTATTTTCATCCAGCCAAGCCTGACAAAATACTGCTCTTTATCATCATCGCCATAACCAAAGATATGCTTTGCAGCCTCCAATGAGATTTCAACCTCCTTATTTGTCTCAAAAACGTACTCAGTGTTTTCAAAACGTCCGGTTGCTGGAATCCCTTTGTTGGTTACAAAGATACTTTGGCTCATAGTGTGACAATATCTCCATAGATCGCTACGTCACAGGTAACACCTGTAGCAGCAGCGTTTACGTTGAAATACAGGGCAGGCTCAGTAAACACATTGGCGTTTGCAGCAGACGATAGGGTAAGGTTTACCCAAGATGAAGTGCTGCTTGCACCACTGATATTTTGAGTATCAGCAACGTCTGTTCCACCTGCTGCCGCAGCGGTATGAACCCCCACGTTAGCAACAGATGCGTTACCACTGAAATTACTCAAGGTAACTTGACGCACAATGTACTTATTGCCGTCCTGAACGGAAACAACAGTGTCTCCAGCAGTGCCGATAGATTGGCCTTGCAAGAAACCAAGGCGCTTGTACCCAAAACCATCTGGGTATTCACGGCCTACGGCATTTGCGTCCATAGTGTCTCCTTATACGTTACCGAATGTTTCGGGAGCAGCGACTTCGCTGCCAACAATAACATAGGTAGACGTAGCAAGTTGGTTGCCAAGGTTAGTAATACGCACGTTTGTACCGTCAGCGATCATAAAACCGCCGGTGTTGTTAGCCAACACGCTAGCAAAGCCAGTACCGGCAGATGAGTTGTTCACCTGAACGGCTACGTTTGCCACTGGATAGAAAACATACGAACCAGCAGCCAACACGGACGATGCTCCAGAAGTCAGGCCGGTAGAGCCTGCAATGAAGTATGCAGCCGTGCTGTTGGCGTTAGCGCTTGCTAACAGGATTTTATTAAGGGCTAATGAAGGCATGTCTATTTCTCCTTTATAGTGTCAGAGAGTTGTAGCCAGTAACCTTCGTCATCGACTTAGGCTTGGTGCTTACCATTTCGGCAATCATCAAGACAGCGCCAACATAACCGATTTGGAAGTTTGGCAGAGTCGATTCAAAGCCAGTAAACGCAAACGATGCCTGCTCATGTATGTACAAGGACAGATAGTTTGTGTTTAAGAGGTACAGAGTACCTTCTGGGCAGTACGGATCAGGATAGATAGGAACGCCAGCAACCATCAGGGCGCGGAAAGCAGCCTGTGGGCCATTGGCATCAGCATCAAATCCGGAACCCGGAGTAATCATGTACTGCTCTTGGCCTACGTAGTCCTGAGCCAGCAATGTCCAAGTACCAAAACCGCAAACACCGAATGTCGGCACTTCTGCACAGTTCTTGACGGTACCGGAAATGTACTGCAACACGTTCTGGCGAGTCGGGTTGACCGAACCAGCAGCGTACTCTTTGGAAGCCCACCACGAATAAGCACTACGGCTAATGCCACCGTAGGTGCCAGACGAGTCAACAGCGATGGGCAAGCCCGTAAACTGCTGAGTATCCGAGGTGTTGGTGTACAGCGAGGTAGCCATAGCATCCATCATCACGTTGGTCGCATCGTTCATGCGAGCCTCAATGAGGGGGATGATCGCGTAGTCTTGCTGCACTGCGCCTTCCATACCGAGGAACGGTACCGGAGAGACAAGCAGTTTCAGGTTGAACTCAGCGTTATAAGCGCCTTGCTGAACTGAAGGTTGTGCAAAAGAGCCAGAATAATCTGACCATTGTGCGTTGACAAACTGCGACCCCTGAACGGGCACCGTCACCGATGACACACCGCCAGAAGCGGTTTGACTATTGGCGATCAGTGCAGCCATGAGGGGCGTAGAGTTGTAAATCTGCACGACCATCTTGGGAATAAACGCTCTACGGGTTACATACGTAAGTTCCGTATACTGTTGACTACCAGAGGCCGGTATAATTCCACCGCCAATAGGCATTTTGATCTCCTAAAAAAAAGCCCCTAAACCAATAGAATCAAAGACCGATTGGCCTTGGATTCTTCCTAAACTCGTTTAATGCCGCATGTGCTGCATCACGCGCAGCGCCTACCGGATTTTTCATAAAATCCTTGGTATTGAACTTCGACATTACGGGCTGCGGGAACTGCGATGGTGTAGGTGCTGCTGCCTGCTTCATCCACGAATGGTACTCAGCGGCAGTCTCGTGATTGGCAATACCCTTTTCAACCATTAACTTCTCAACATCCTTGATTTCATCTTCGGAGTCAACAAGTCCTTTTTTGATTAAGGTATCGCGGCGCTTCATCAATTCCTCTTTGGCTTCCTTTTGACGCAGTTTGTCCTCAAGGGACTTCACGCGATCTTCGGCTTGCTTCAATACGGAATTGGTACGCTCTTCAATTTCAATCTCAGGGATTGGAACATCAGGACGTACTTGTTTTGTTAGTTGTAAGAATTGCTTGCGGGTATTGGGATTCTCAGCCAATGTCTTAGCCAATGCAGCCAATTCCTGTTGCGCTTCTACGGATAAATTCTCTAATGACATTTTTTAGCCCCTTTCTGTCTTTAGATGACTTTTTTACCGTCACCCGGCTTGCCAAGAGTCATTTTGTTCTTGGGGCCGATTTTGTTCGGTGCAGTAAGACCGCCAAACTCAGCAAAGCGGGGAGTGTTGACCACTTGACCGTTTTGCTGCGTGTTATCCGTGGGTCGGCGCGGAGCAAGATTTCCGCGTGGTTTGAAAAGTTCCATTTAATTCTCCTTAAACTGGTAATGGAGGTTGTTCGGTTCCGGGTGCTGGTGCTGCTGCA